AACCATTGGCGATCTGCAAACTCCCAAAGGAAATCTCTTTTGGAAGTTAAACGGTCTCTCCGTCTGTCGACGGATACTTGACCGTGAAGGTGACCAGATGCTGCGAATGCAGGAACTGAGCCACCTTATCTCTACACGACAGATGCCATACATGGGTCTGCGTACAGAGAAAAGGTCTTGGGAAGCTTTTGCTAAAGTTCTCCAAGACGATTACCAGCCACCAGAGAGGACGATAGTCCAACTCGGGCAGGCTGCACGTAGGATAGGATCTATCTGTCGAAAGATCCGACCTACGAAAATTCATCCGGGGTGTCTTCACATATCTGTGACGTCCTCAGGTGAATACGGCTTTAGTACCCGAAAGGGTGCCCAAGCCGCAGCTGTCGCCGATGCAATTCGGAGAGTCTTAACAGAGACTCCTGAAGTCGACTCTATCGAGAAGACTCCATTCGGCGATGCAGTGCGAAAGAGGGGGATCCCCCTCTGGAAAACACTGTTCAGAGATGAACCCTTAGAAACATCTAAGGAGTTCATGTCTCGCTACTCTCTAATCAGAGGAGTAGAAGATCGATTCATCGGGCTTGATCAAGCCTTAGGTGAACAGATCATGTACGTGGCATGGAAGGAAACATCCCCCACGCCCGTACTTAGAGCTGAAATTGTCCCAGAAATGGGCAACAAAGCTCGTGTAGTAACTCTATCAGAATACTGGTTGAATATACTACAAGCTCCACTGGCTCATCTACTGATTGAGGCAATGAAGTTCCACCCTAGCGTCTTCTCTAGCTTTCACCGACAGGATCAAGCTTTTGAAGCCGTAAAGGGTCTCACCAGAATCAAGGCGAAAGCCTTGAGGTCAATGGAAGTAAAGGAAGTATCCTACTACCAATGGCCCCGTAAACCGAGCTATCGCTCGTTCACGGTTCCGGAAGCAGTGCTTAGTAGCGACCTAAAGGACGCTACGAACGCACAAAACTGGAAAGTAACAAAAATGTTACTGAACAGTTTTATCTCTGGTTATGGCCTACAGGCCAGGCCAGAGTATGTCCAGCTTGTGCTTGACCTTATCGGGCCACGCATAGTTGAACTTCCAGGATTCAACACGATAATGTCGAAGACTGGAATCATGATGGGTGAGGCGATAGCCAAACCATCATTAACGATCCTAAATCTAGCGATCGAAGAACTTGCCTTCCTCCGGTACACCGAAGCTGAAGACAAGCTTTTTGACACATCTCCAGCTCCCTATCGGGATTGGAGGTTTGTCCACATAGGGGGTGACGACCATCTTGCTAGAGGTCCCACACCCTATTTAGACCTTATCACCGCGATACATCGTAGTGCAGGGTCTCACATATCTGATGGCCAACACGGTTGGTCCACCAGGTGTGTCAAGTACACAGAGCGTCTCCTAAATCTAGGAAACCTCCAGTACGGAGAAGCCTTTAACCAAGGGGACTATAGTCGATCGATTATAGTAGACTCGGTAAAGGTTCGCCTTCTTGAACGTGGTCAATCGACCATGATGAAGAAGGATAACAAGAATGTGGCGATTGGTAAATCGGCACAACTTGGAGGGTGCTTGGAGTGGTTGCCAAACGACGACCGCTACTACACCTACGATAAGAAGGACTCTATCAGAGCCCTTTTCATCGAACGCATGGGTGAGCTCTTGCCTAGAAAGGCTAAGAACCCACGTGCGTTTGCCGCAATACACCTTCCTACAACAGTAGGAGGTTACGGCTTAGGGCTTAAGCGAGACACTAAAAAGTGGTTGCTTGCGAGCCCTGAACCCACGCAATGGCTTGTGTTCAAGTTATTGCAAGGGAATTTCGTGAAGAAAGATCTCCGAGTATTTCGGAAACTGAACACGAATACCTCTAGACGTGGAGTAACAGATCTGTTACAATACCAAGAGGACATGGTCGATGAACTGAATCGGCAATTGGCCATGGCCTGGAGTTGCAATGCAATGCCAGGTCAGGCCATGTTTGCTGAACAACAGCTCAGAGCCATGGACTGGTGGGAACTTAAGCATAAGTTTCCATCAGATAACGCTAGAAGGACAATCGCCCTTGCAGCGGATAACAATATTCTCTCAGTCGAGGAATTTGTTAAAAGAGCTACTAGAGGAAATCTCTTCCAGGAGCTCTTGATTGGTGGTAAAGACCTATCGGTCTTTAATACCAATAAATATGTCCATACATACCAGAAGGTAGTGTGGCCATATTACGAGTCGAAGATAGAACCTTGGGATCCCAAGCCTAACTTCTCTCGGAATACCTCTGAGCAAATTGCGACAGCAATCTCAAAG